GGCCGTAAGATTTTTTCAAGAAAAAGAAAACCCCTTGAATACTCCCCAAATTAGGAGAAATAAATCAAGGGGTTTATAATATTACAAAAACATAACTTGTTGATTGAAGTTTATTACTCAGGCATATACATTCTTTGAATAGCTTCTTTGATGATCTTATAACCTTTCTTTTCGTCATAACTTTCAAGGTATCCGTCAATGATTTCACCTTGGATGATTTCATGCATTACAAGAGTATGATAAAGCTCTGATTCCCAATTTGAATTACCAAAAGGGCGCTTACCACTAAAACCGTCACCTTCTTCCCACAAAGAAGAAAGAAGTTCTTGCAAGTAATCTCCAATTGTGTCTGCACTTGCATCGTTTTCTTGCATTGGCAGATTAAGAATATCTTGTACTGTGTATTTAACTTTAGTCATAATTATTCATCCTTTGCTTTATATTCTTCATACATGCTTTGCATCCACGCTTTTCTTGTTATCTGAAGTTTACAACCATCGTTTTGATCTTGCACTTCTGGATGAATATTGTGAACGTGGTGAAGATAAGAATTAAACGTATCATAACTACCTAGACGGCTTTCAATAACTGAAAGCAGACCCGATGCATCATTGAAACACATAGGATTACCGTTCACCACTTGATTGATGCAATTGCAGATAAATTCGTACTTATCTGGGGGATGACTATGACTTTTAACATCAAGATACTTCATAGCCTCCTTCAGCACTTCATGCTTCTTGGTGATGCCTTCTTGATAGACTAACTTCTTACTCTTTGACATAGTTGATACTCCTTGGCTATTCTTTCGGTACGATTTATGAAACCTGAGTTTATACCGAAACTACAATGAAATCAAGATTGTCCCGCAATTTTCCAAGAATTTCTACAAAATCCCCAGCAATTCCGTGACAACCTTTTCAAAATCACCCGAAAAATCCGAAATCTGAAAACGATTTTCATTTAAGAGTTTCAGAACCTAAATTCTACCTCAACCTTTACCGTATTATGCAAAGGATTTTTTAGCATCTGCACAGAATCTAGATTCACGTAATGAATATGTGTCTCAGTCTCCTCTTCAAACTTCTTAATAAGACTCAAGATATCTTCTTGCAGCTTATCACGAAGTTCTTTTGCTTTTTGGATTTCCATTTTGGTTTCCTTTCAAAATAATTACAATTTAAGACTCTACAAACTGTTCCAAGCCTTGAGTATAAGCCAACAACTGCTTATCTGTCAACACATCTTCTGGTTTAACCTCGTTACCTTCATGGTCTTCTACAGAGATGACCTCCCATGATTTTAGCTCTACATGCCCATGATAATCCAAATCTGAAGCCCAAGTAGTAGGATCAGGAGGGATAACCTTCCAGATGCATTCTACCGTTGTAAACAACTCGTACTCAGTGCCCCAAGCATCCTCGTACACGAAGTAAAACTGCTTGAGTTCAGGATCGAGATAGGGCTTCTTGCTACTTGGTTGGTACAAGATGTAATCAAAATCTTCTTCGGTGTAGTGCTCTAGGGTGTCAAAGTGCTGCATGTTGTTCTCCTATAAAATCCAAGGTACTTTTAGCTTTTCGTTCAAGATTCTTCAGAATTCAGAAACTCTTTATTCCTCTCATGCCAAGCTACGGACATAGCAAACTTCTCCAGCTTAGAAATCAATCGCATATGCGCTGGAGAGTTGTAATCCGAAGAGGACTTAGGTTCTGGGTAGAGAAGTCCTAGAGATTCTGCTAGTTGGATGATTTCTTGTCGATTCATATGTACATTCTAAATTCTTTAATTAGTTCAGGAGTAATGTCGAAAGTTGAGGCTGAATATCAAACAGGTCTTGCATTTAAATCTCCTTATAAAAAACATGCTGATGAATGACTTTAACACGTTCAAACTTCTTAGTCCACTTATTCTTTACTTTCGTGTGAGCATAATGCAACACATCTTCGTCAAGAACAGGCTTAAAAGCCCCTTGGACAGCTTCCTGTGCAACAGATGATACCTTACGGTACGCTTCTTTGTCAAGCTCTCTAATGGGCTTTAAAGGCTTTGTAGCTAGGTTCTTGTCTGAGTTAAAAGCACTAAATTGCTTGTCTTGGAGTATAACTCCACAGAAGGTACTAGGATAGCCTTTGGCTTTCTTTCTGTTGTAGATTACAGACATTACTGCACGGATACCTTCTTCTGGTTCTGATCTGGCTTCTGCATACAGAGTGTTGACGAGACACCTAAACTCTTTATTATGATACTCAGATACAACAATCCCTCCAGACTCTCTACTCTTTGAGGGAATAGAAAGAAGGGAGGGGAATGAAATTCCGAGAATAAAAATGAAAATCAACCAAGAAATTTTTAATTTCTGCATTACCAACTTGCAGCGCCTTCTTCGTAACCGTCTTTAATAATATTCAACAAATCCTCAAGTTGTTCCCAATCCAACTGAGCCAACAATGCACTGAAACGAATTTCGTTGTAGTTTACACCTTTATTGTCTAGGTATTCTGTAATGTCTTTAGTTGTTGTAGTCATTCATAACTCCAATAATCAACGTAAGGTTTACCAGACACTGTTCCATCTTCATTCAGTGTGACTTTTCCTGTGAACATCATTCGCCTAGCTTGCATTTTACCGAATCCGGCTTTGTACGCAATTGTACGGGTTAGTTCACCATCGTGGTCTTGCAACCACACAACTTTTCCTCCAGTAAGGAAAGCCCAAATATTCTTTAACATCAATGAAACCTTTCTTTATCAAATACGTTAATAATCAACTCATTCAGCGTCAAGTCCTCGTCTAGCACTTCACTAAGATTCTTCAGCAATTGTACTTCATTTCTCCCGATTGCTGCAAGAGCTTCTTTACTGAAATACTGCGGGTTGATCTTCATGATGGATGTGGTCATTACATAGATGATGAGTTTTGCTGTGTCTAGTTCATTCATAAAACTCCTTTAGGTTATAGGGTTCGAGAGCTTCCTTCGTATTCTGCCCGAGTGAATAGGCGAGTCAGAAGGACTCTTTTAACTTAGTTATCTCGATGCGGTAAGCAAGGTGGCTTCTCCTAGAAGTCGTCGCCTTCCGCTTGCGATTTTAGATTGAGCAAAGGCTCAGGCAATCTTTTCGTAGAAGTCAAAGTGCTCTGGATTCGCTTGCTTACAAGGAAAAGCACTTTCATCATCTATACCTTCATGAAACACAAGTATAAGATCAAGGCTGATGAGACTCATCTTAACTTCAGCGATTTCTCCTGCTGTTACGTAAGGCGCATCTTGAGTAGCTTTTACAATCTGACCTTCTTTGAATTGCTTCATGTTAAACTCCTTGTTCCTTGAGGTATTCTTCAATCAGCGTAAAAGCTTGCTGGATGTGGATAGCATTATCTGAATCTTTAGAATCTTTGTACAAAGGAGTCTTTTCAAGACGATATACCATTGCAACAGTTTTGGTGTAGTCTTCTTCAGAAAGTACTTGTGCTTCATCAAAGTTCTGAAGAGCAAGCAACGCAATCCCTGCATTTAATTCCTTGGTGTCTTTCATCTCAATTTCCTCTCAAACAAGTTTCGATTCATCAAAAGCAGGAAATACAATCTCCGCTTTGCACACCTGCATCTTACCATTCTTGAAGTACTTTTGCCAAATGTCTCCAGATTCTTCTCCTTCTCCTTCAAGAAGGAATATAGTCTCTGGATAAATTTTGCTGAGTTCCTTCATGTCTTGTTCATGAGTATACCATTTGCAAGAATCATTCCAACCAAACTTAACAGAGTAACCAGAGATTTCTTGTAGTGTTTCTTCAATTTCCTCTTGGTTGTCATAGCCTTGAGTTGTACTCAGTGTATATGTTGTGTAGTAACCCATATTAAACTCCTTTCTTAATTACCATTGAACTTCAGATGATACAACTCTGCTTTCAACAAGTCTATATCTTCTACCAACTTTTTAATCTGCTCATACTGAATCTCTCGCATCTCTTCGGAGTATACCAGACAACTTCTAGCAATCATCAAGTCATCCTCAAGAGATTGAAGTTCTTCCATGAGTTCACAGACCTTATCATCATAAGCACTCTCAACAACCCGCAGGTACTTCCAAGGGATGCACCAATAACGTCCTTGGAAAGTCTCCATAAGTTGTCCATCGGTACTTCGCTTATCCGCAGGGAATTCTACTACACAGGACATGAAACTCAAGGACTCCCGGACAATACCTTTAGAGTACACAAGACCAGAGAAGGGGCAACCGGGGAGAACCTCAATAACATCGTTAATTTTCACTGGGAGGTTTTTCATGTTTCTCCTTCATAGCGACCAGCACGAAAAATCTCTGTTTTTCCTCTGGGGGTTATTTCTAACTGCACTTTTACATCGCAGGTTTTCATATTGCAAAGCATTCCATCCACATGCGCGCAACCTACTGTCTTATAGACATTGCAGTGCAGAACAGGGTCATCTTTTGACCAAGGAAATAACATCTGAATCAAATTATTCATACCAGCCTCTTTTCTTTTCGCGTTCTTTACTCCAATCCTTTTTTCGTTTCTTATCTTTGCTTTTTTCTTTCCAAGGCTCCTTGTCTTTACCAGAACCCTTAAGCCCACGGAGATGAATCTCCTTTGTGCTGACCAAAGAACGAGTAGGGACAAAGCCAGAGAGGGTTTCGTTAAGTGTATTCATTTCGCAGTAATGTTATAAACCTTAGACTCTCCACCAATTTCTACGAAAGCAACTTCCGTAGGGCTTGGAACTACAGGGAAATACTCCTTGTTCACAGCGTCTACAAGGGTAGTAGCCTTCTCAAAGTCCAAATCAGAAGCTGCACAGAAAAGAAGTTCGTCCTCTTTATCTACAGCATAGCAGTTAAATTTGAACTTGTCTGTAGGGCTTCGCTGGATGACGTAACCGGCGATTTGTTCTGGGACTACTTGGATAGTCTCGTTGTTCATGGCGTTAAATTCTCCGAATTTTACTTGCATGTTTATTCCTTTACTTCAGTTACTGTAACAACCCACTTTTGATTCCCACCTTCAATATCAAAAGAACCTCCGTGGTATTCTGCTTTGTCAATCACAGCTTTCAATACATCGCTAGTTACGTCTTTCTTTTGTCCAACAAAGTGCAAACCTTTACTATCAACCTTACCTTCAAATATACGTCCCGTTAAAGCTGATGTTGCGATACGTGTAGCCATTTATTCTCCTTTAATTTTACCAATATACTTCGCTGCAAGCAGCTCATTACCAAAACTTACTAACTCGTTGCTCTTCATCTGAGTCTAGATCATACAGTACTTCACTCAAAACTTCACGGAAATCTTCCTCGTTGTTGTAATAAAACCTATCTTGCTCAAAGTCCTGCTGAGTTGGGGTTGCTGGGTGGCGATTTTGTTTTTGTTTTGGCAAATTTTACTCCTTATCTTGCATTAGTCCCAATAGTCTTCGTAATGCAACCCAATCCGTTGCAGTGCTGGCATTCTACTACAGGTTTGTTAATCTCTAGCATCAAATCCTTCAAATATTGCTGCATGTACTCATAAAGTTCCTTCAGGCTGTTAGCTTCCCAAGGTTCAATGCAAGTATAACCTGTGTACCCACCTCCGTGGTGAGCGCCCTTCCAAGTCATCTCAAAGATTTTCTGCTGTTTTGTCGTCTTGGTTGCTGTAGTGAATCGTGGAGGTTTGTAGCTACGCATACCCGAAGTAAGTTTTTCAGTCTTTACTTCGTAGGGCTTAGTCTCAATGACTTTTTCTACTACAAAGCAAAAATCATAATTACTTGTTACACGAGCTGCCTTACCATCAATGTTATTCAGGATGTGAGCACGGACAATCTTGTAGACTTGTTCGCTTGTCAAAGAGCAAGGACGAGTGTGCAAGAGGAAATCGGGAGTCAGCATTCGCTCAATATCAGCAAAGACGGCAACCTTGCTCAAGTCCTGTACTTGAAGTTTACCACCGTAATTACCATCTTGAACCTGAATCTTCATTTCTGAAGGAGCTTCGTAGTTTTCGATGTGCAAGTCACGGAGTTTAACAAGTTCTACTTCCACAGGAACAATCTCTGCAGGAAGTTCGGTGCAATCCGCTTGATAGAGGCTAGCGAGACTTGCATAGGCACCATGATAAGTATATTCATCCTCATCGGAATCCCAGACTTGCTTTAATTGCCCCATGTTGAGAGCCAAAGGAATCTTATCTGAAGCAAGTTCAGGATTGATCAGCTTCCAGCCAACCTGCTCCTTCTTCGGAGGGTTGCGCTTCTTGAAGTCCTTGAGTTCACCTTCAAAATGATACCACCCGTTGTTAGGTACAAGCGGAGTAACGTCCTTACCGTTGATTTCAACAATACCAAAATGTCCTGACAAATCGTAGTGCGAATAATATCCGTCAATCTTGAAAAATACTCCAATGTTTGTTGAGTAATATTGGATTTTCATTTAACCTCCGTAAGTTTTAAAAGCACTAGGTACAGCCCAAATGGTACAGGCCAGTACAGCCACAAAATACCGCCAAGGTTCGATAGGTTCCTTAGTATACATCTGACCTACAGCCAAAGTCAACCAGACAGTATGGGTAAACAGAACAATCCAAAACATAATTACTCCTTATTCAAATATTACGATACGAAACACCCCTGATGAAATCAGGACTCTTTTTCATCTGGCTCAAGTGCCATTCCAGATGCTCCTTTGGTGTATCAAAAGAGCGATCAACAAAGCCTTTAGAGGTCTTCTCTTGGAAGGAGATTTTAATGCTCTTGACTAGGGTTTTCTTCATTTAAAGGGCTTTCTCAAGTTCGATAACGAGTTTTTCTTGTTCAGTATTCAATTCGCTGTACCGGGTGTACTCATAGGAGTTTTCCCACGAAGTCGTCGTAGGGCGATTGTACCAGCTACTGTACTCATTGTCACGTAGTTGTTCGTACAAATCTTCAATCTTTGCGATAATTTCTGTTTTAGTCATAGTATCTCCTTCTTGTTAGTCGAGTCCTTAGCATTATACACACGCATCTTACCGGACTTCGTAATATAAATCTCGATAGAGTCTTTAGGTGTTGTCACGCCAAGATAAATCCAACCTTTCTTCTCATCAGAAGCTAGGCATTCAATCTTAGCACAGTTCCAGTCAAAGCCGTGAGGCGTTCGTTGTATTTGCATAATTTCTCCTTAAATCGTTTTAAACGCTTTTTAAGCCCTTCTAGCACCTTCAGGCTACCTACCCCTTAGTCAATGCTTTAAGGGGCTTCTAGGTGCCTTTAAAGCGATTCTAGAGGCATTCTCTATTCCTTAACCTCTTTGATTCTATTATGAATCGCTTTAACAGCCTCTGTCAAGTACTTTTCTCGTTCTTCGTCGTTGTCGAACATGCCCTTCCATGCGTCATCCTCAAAACGATGATAGAACACAAGTTCTCCACCTGTATCGGGATAGTACACTCGGAAGTTCCCTCCACGAAGACGGATATATCCAGATTGCTTTCCTTCTACATCAAGAACATCGTATTGCTCAGGGCAGCATTGACAGGTGAGGACTAGGTTATAGTCTAGGATTTGCATCACAGACTCTCCACCAAAGCCTTCAGCACCTTGTCATCAGGGTATTGCTGCTGGATGTACAGAAGGAGAAGAGGTTTGTTTGTAGAGGCTTCGTAGGTCTTTGGGGTTTCTACTGGAACAAGGTGTTCAAGAGGTATTGCAATTCGTTGTTCAGGGCTATAACGAATACTTTCTCCAATCGGCCCAGATACATACCCAAACCAAGGCGCGTCAGATGTGTCATCTTCTATAAACTCCACAATCATTCCGTTTTTGTAGTAAAAAGAATTCTCGTCGTTGATTACACGATACAGTTTACCAACCTCAAATCCCATGTCAGTTGCGATAGTCATTTAAAAGCCTCCAGTTTTAAAAGTTGTCATTTTAGTTTCCTTTCATTATCGTTTGTAGCTTTGCTACTCACTTTCAATTAAATTTAGAAGCCTCAAGCATACAACTCTTCAATCATCCTTGCAATCTCTTTCTCAGCCTGTTGCTTATACATCCCTTGAGAGATTTGCTTGTCTCCAAAGAAGATGTAGTACATGCAGCGGTGTTTGCGGAGTTGGTACATGGGTTAGTCCTTTAGTTAAAGTATTGTGATACTAGCATTAAAATCTACTTTGTCAAGCACTTGTTTGAAATCTGCACTACTTATCAACTTATGTAGTGAATTTGCAACAATTGTTAAAGCACAATCTTCTTCTCAAGTACGCTCTTGTCAGTGTCCTTCCATTTGATTGACATAGGCACAGGACAATCAATCTTGAATCTCTCCCTGAACTTGTCTGCCATTGTCAAGACTAGGAGTTCTAGGTGCTCTTTCGCTACAACGAAGCTATCATGCACACAGAGGATAGTCTACCCCCAAGTTGTTAGCACTGTCAACAACTCTTTCATAACGTCTTTTCTGACTTTTAAATTATTCTTAGGGAGGACTTTCTTTTTAATACTTACTTTTCGTCTAGGTCGGGATGCTACAGCTTTCACCTCGTTTTTGGCTTTCTGCCAGTAGTTCTTTACTTTCAGCATGAAGTTTTCATCAGAGATAAGGTGCGAATATACACTCTTAAATTCTTCTGTAGGAAGAATCGTACTCGATTGACGAAATTTCTTTTCTTTTGAGCCTTTGCCAATAAAATTAATAAGAAGGTCCGCCTCTTCCAGCACATCAATTGCAGCATTAATTCTCAAGACGTTTGTATTTCTTCTGAGGTTTAGATGAGCACCTTTGGCCCGCGAGTAAGCAATGCACGCATCCTCTGTCAATGAGAACAGTAAGTTAGTAACGATAACACCCAACTCTAGACTATACTTAGGCCCAAATCTTCGCATACTGTTCCTCACTTCTTGCGGTATTTTAATGTCATAAGATAGGTATCTCTGTACGCTTGCTATGGGTTTGTGCTCATTACTTGTTTCAGGTTTATTTTTATCTTTACAATCGCAAGAGTATTCTATATTAGTTTCAGGTGGCTCAAACTCCCTCCAATCAGTAGTATTCCAGTTTCCTTTCCCATGATTGCACACGTTACACAAGACTTGTAGATTAGAAAGTTCAAGTGCGAGAGACGTATCAACTTTTCTAGGAATAATATGATCAACATGTATCTTAACATCGTTGCTAGGGAGAGGAACAGCACCACAGCACTGACAACGTTTACCATATTTCAAGATAGCTTCCATTCTTACTTTTCTCCATTCAAACGTATCAAGAAAAGCATCTGATTTGATGTACGCATCGGTATACTTCATTTTAGTCATCCTTATTTTAATTATTTTGAAAGACGATTAGACAAAAGAAAACCCCTACAAGCCGTTAAGCTCATAGGGGTAGTGCAATGGTCTAATTGTAGTGTATTCTAAGTTATACTCTTAGTTATACTTTAGTATGTTATTAACTTTATGCTCTTTGATTGAAAGCAGGCAAGGTTGAGCAACTTTAGAGGTGAAAAGAAAGTACACGGTGTACCCTTTCACTTCAGGTTGCTACAGCCCTAACTTGCTTTCATTCTGTCATGCTCCACGACTCGAAGGGCAGGTTATCTCGCAGTTATAACTAAAGAATCAGGGAGACAAGTCTCATGCCGTTTCTAAAGCTGTATACTTCCGTCTGCGAAATCTAGAGAGTGCTGTTGATCACTGCTTCTCTTGGTCTAGATGTATGGTTACGGTCGGGTCATTACGAGTTGCGCAACGCCTGCTAAGTTCGCTAACCTATCAAAGCTGGTTAGCTCCTACCCTGTGTATCACATTGGGTGTCGTGGGAGAGAAGACTTGGTGAATCTCATGTGTGATAGCAACTCCATGCTACCCTACCCGCAGGTTCCGAATTTGGCTATGTTGCTATTTCTAGCACATGATTGTAATTTTACCACAGTCTTTCTGGAATTGCAAGCGAAATCTTCAGAGATTGAACTGTGCCAAACAAACAACACAAATCCTTTGTTGACTTCTTTCACAAGTTCATGCTACACTAAGTTTTTCAACACACAAGGAGTGAAACATGACTGACAAAGAATACGTGATCTACGCCTGCAAGACGTTCAAGTTTACCCTCCTCAAGCCAACCAAAGAATGCAAGGACATTCTCGTTATGCAGGACATTAAAGGTTTCATGAAGTGCATTGCTGAAGGTACAACATGGAAGAACATTCGTACTCAACTGAAGGATTGGCAAGAGGCGCGTTTTCCTGAAAGGGCTTTCTGATGAAAAAGTACTTTATGCGTGTTGGCTTAAAGCAACAAGACGATTCAAAAACAACTTGGGTTATTTACTCACCGAATAGGCACATCTTTTGCACAGTAGTCGGCAGGCAAAAGGCTACAAAACTCAGGAACTATTTAAACGAAGAGTTTCTTGACGCTTGCCTGTAGCGCAGTTTCTGCGAAACCCCTTGACGCCCTCCTGAACTTCGTGCATAATTCAACAAATCGCAACAAACAACTTAAAGGAATCACTATGAAGCTCTACGCAATCACTCGGATCACTGAAGACCACTACACATGGATGGATGTGTTTGGTGTCACACCTAATAAGAAAGTAGCAGACAAGAAAGTACAAGAGCTGCGTGAGGCTGGTCGTTACGGTGAATGGGTTGTCCAAGAATTTGAGAGTAGCGATGTGAAAAACATCACAGGGTTGGAACAATAAATGACCCTATCCCAAGCCCTACCTAGTCGCATCACCCTTGCTGATGCTCTCGAATTCTCCCGTACTCTTGCAAAGCACAACCCCTTTGTTAGAATGCAACCAGAAGAGCAAGAACTAGCCAACCAAGCTGGGCCTTTGCTTAGTCGGATGGCTAACACGGAGGAGTTGGAATTTCTGATGAAGAATGAACGCTGGAATGCGTTGTTTTGAAAGGTGAATATGAACAACTTTATTCAAAACGCTAGTAGATTTAATATCATCACTGGTCACCATGCAGACGCTGGTGAAAACTCCATGTTAATTCAAATTGTGGATTTCTTTGACACTTTCCCGACACCAAAGTACAAGTTCAAAGAAGTTCTGCAGTTTAAGTTCGATGATGTTCTGGACGGCCCTACAGCTTGTACGGACTTACAAGCACAAGAGATTGCTAATGCACTGCAACGTGCAAAAGAGCAACACATGAATGTAATTGTGCATTGCTTTGCTGGTCTTTGTCGTAGTGGTGCTGTGGCAGAAGTAGGAATCATGCTAGGATTCAATCCTCCTGATTGCATTCGTCTTCCTAACTCTACAGTAAAGAATAAGATGCTGAAGGCTTTGGGTATGAAGATTGATGAAAGTACATCTGTGTTTGCACAGGAGTTTTATAATCGTGAGTTTGATTAAGGAAAACACATGAACTACATTATCGTAAAGAACGCCTCACAAGAAGTCTGGTATCTATATTTTGATAGCAACCCACAAGCAGGTGTTCACCAAAGCTACAGTGCGCATGACACCTTCACAGGTCAGCAATGCAATATTCGTAGCTCTTACGCAACAAAAGCATCTGCTGAGGAAGACCTGAAGAAAATGCTTGAAGCAAATCCTAGTGGGTGTTATGCTGTGTGTCCTGTGGCGGTTTAAATCTTAAAGGGGGTATATGAAGAAACCGATTAGCTTTACTTGGGAAGTACGATCTGCTGTCCCCATTATTACCTTGTGGAACTACAGGGGCGAAAAAATTCATTCTTTTGCTGTCAACAACCCTCCGAAAAGTGCAGCTAAGAATCTCCTCGGAAATAACAAACGCTATCTCAAAGAAGAAGCTAAGAAGTTTAATGAACAACACGGTATCCGTGCTACTAATGTAGTGAGGGTTGCTCGTGGTATTGTTTATAACGAAGTCTACAAGCAGTTTCCCGAGTGGTACAGACTTTGTCGCACAACGTCATGGACACCTATGGGGCAAAGGTTTGAGTACCTAGAAACTGAAGAGCTTCTACAGCAGTGTAGAAAGGACGGTATTGCTAATATTATTCCTATTGTTGCTTATTTCAAGAAATCCCCACAGGAACTAAAGAAAACTCTCGGGGAAACTACGTGGAAGAAGTTATGCAAGAACAGTTACAGCCGCAACCGATTATTGTTCATGAAGAGTAATGCCCGATTGACGCCTGTAGATTGGAATGTTGTGCCCAGTACAATTCTAAAAAGTAGGACGCATTTCACGCCTGAAGTCTATTCATGGCTTATTCGTACTCAAGATATTCCTTTGAAGAATTACTCCAAGGACTATAATATTCAAAGAGAAGCTAGTATCTATATTGATACCCAACGAATGTGCATCGGTGCTGGAGAGACTTTCAACCCTAACTGGAGTAAACGCAGAATGAAGGAAGAGCATGACCGTCTTTCTCGGATGCAACAAGAGATTGCTAACCGCCGACAAGCAGAGCGCAATGCTGAATACGCTAAACTCTTGAAGGTTGACTTCAGGGAGTTACACAAAGGTTTAGAGGTTATGGAGTTCGATTCTGGTGTTGTAGCTGTTCCATTGGTGAACATGCAGCAAGTTCAAGAGGAAGGTTCCAAGATGCATCATTGCGTAGGTAGTTATGCTAGAATGTGTGCAAAGGGTGAATATCTTGTATGGCACTTGACCAAAGGCAGTGTTGAGACTACACTTGGAATTGCAGTACAGTGCGAGAATTACGTCATTGCAATGAGTAAAGACAAGTACAACCTTCAACAGCACTATGGATTCTGTAATGCAGCAGTAGAGGATGAAGATTTGAAGGCTGCTGCTAAGAGTGTTGTTGAGATGCTTAACAAAAAGAACAAAGAAAAAGTTATTGACAGAGAGTTAGAATCTGCTTAAAGTTCAGTTGTTTAAATTTTAAAGGAGTAAATTATGTTCAAATTTATCAGTGGTCTTTTTGACTCTTCTAGTACAGCTAATCTTCAAGAGGGTTTTTCTTGGAATGTACCCTATGACGGAGAATTTCATAAGTATCATGATGGAGAGTCACCATACCTATCACAAGCAGAAATCCAAATGCTTCAACACATGATGGCTCAGTACATCCGAACGCATGAACAAGTACGCAAGGAGTTCAAGGAAGAAGCCTTGAGCTATCCTGTAGGGGATGAAATGCGGAATATGCTTTTCCGAGAGCACCGGGAAATCAAAGCAAAACTCAAAAAGCTCTCTGCTCTGCAATATCGCTTGAAGCATAAGATTGCTGCTCGGGGTTAAAGGCTCGGGAAGGCCCCTAATGGCCCCTAGAAGGTGGTTTAAATGCTGAAGTAAGGGGTAGGTAGCCTGAGGCATAGATAATTGATTGTAGGCGGTTTAAATGGAAATAATCCTAATCATTCAAGGTGTCTTGATTGCCCTTCTGGTTTGGAGGGTGATTCATCTTGGAAACCTTGTAGAGAAAATGCTAATTTGGCAAGATGATGTGGTAGCATTTCAGAATGCTCAGGTGTATTTGAATGGAATGCAGCGAGAGATTAATTCCTTGCTTGCTAAAGAGGTTAGTAGTCTTAATTTGATTGTAAAGGACTAACCATGTGGGTTGTTTATCTAATAGACGCAAGTGGATTCGACTGGGGTCATAAGTACTTTAATCACGAAGAGAACGCACGAAAGCATTTTGAAATGCTGGAGAAGGTGAAGATGTATTCTTTGCCTTGCATAAATAGAATTCTGACAGAGGACTAGATGAGTCGTAAACGCTATACAATTTTCAGCACGACCTTTGATAAAAGAGGGAGGGCTATTGCTACAGGGATGAATGATTACTTCCGAAGTCATCCTTTGATGAAGTTTCATGCAGAACTCGTAGGAGAGTCCTCGGAGAAGATTTGGAAGCATAGTGAACTTGAAGCCTTGTTGCAGAGTAAGTCGAAAGAAGTGCACAGTATTCTTGTACAGCGTTTTGATAGCGAAGGTAGACCGAAGCTTGCAAAGCCTTGTAGGACTTGTCAGAGTATTATCAAGAGCTATGGAGTGAAGATTGTAAGATATACGACTGAAGAAGGGATCGAAGAGTATGAAGAACAAGCACATCAAAGCCTACATGAAGTGCGCTCAAGCATTTGCTGAATGCAGCCCTGCTACTCGTGCTAAGGTTGGTGCAGTGATTGTCAAGGATAACCGGATCATTTCTTGTGGTTATAATGCCTTTCCTGCACACATCGATGGCCCTTGTGAGTTACCAGATGGAACCACCGATCCACGACTTCGCCACGCAGAAAAGAATGCGCTGATGGGTCTTGTACGAAACTCTGGAAGTGCTGTTGGTGCTACAATGTTCTGTACATTGAGTTGCTGCGCGTTGTGCGCAAACGACATTATTGATGCAGGGATTGTCGAATTCCTGTTTCTTGAAACATACCGTGACACCTCTGGGCTTGACTTACTGAAACAAGCAGGTATAATCACAAGACAGGTTCAATTTAAGGAGTGAAATTATGCCTACACTGTATTTGATTCGAGGTATTCCAGGTTCCGGTAAGAGCAGCCTTGCCCGGATTCTTTTCGCTAATCAGGTTGTTGACGACTGCATTGAAGCTGACGAATATTTTGTGAATGACGGGGTTTATATTTTCAACCCTTACAAACTGAAGGATGCACATGCTTGGTGTCAAGACCGTACCAGGGTTCTCCTCGGTCGTGGATATAATCTTGCTGTATCCAACACCAGCACCACAGAACAAGAAGTTGAGACGTACCGTAAGATTGCAGAAGAATGCAAGGCTAAGTTTATTAGTTTGATTGTCGAGAACCGTCATGGTGGGGAGAACATTCATAATGTTCCAGAAGAAAAGATTCAACAAATGAAGAAACGCTTTAGTTTCAAGCTGTAAAGGAAGATATGCTGAATACCTATGAACAAATGCTTGATCTTGTAAATCAGAAACTTGCGACTGTTTCTGTCAATGGGAACTTGTCTACTTTTAAGTACGCCAAACGTGTAATGTTTGATTATCTTTGGGACACCAATCCGTTGCTATCGGAGTGCAGAGGTCACACATATGACAACACCACAGGAGAGATTGTAGTTGCTGCTCCGACTAAGAGTTTCAACTATCTAGAGAACAATTGGGGTCGAGAACTACAACCTGATACGAAAGTTCAGATTGCTAAGAAGTACAACGGCTTCCTTGCTTGTGTATCTAAACATGAAGGTGAAATCGTAGTCAGCACAACTGGAAGCACTAAGTCTGAATTCGTAGTAATGGCTAAGAGTTTGATGCCTTGTTCTGATCCAGATGTTTATGATTCTTCTGTTACAGATTTCTATGAAATTATCCACGAAGATGATCCTCACATTGTAGACGAGGGTAAGTTCCGTGCTGAGTGGTTAGGTTGCCGGGATAAGTCAAGCGGAGAAATTCTTGCTTGGGCAGGTCTTTCTGATTTTATGACGCGAGATGAGGCACTTCAAGTTGCAGCGAACGACAAGGGAGAAGGTTTCATGATGTATGCCGAAGGTGATTATAGTAAAGCGTTCAAATTGAAGACTCCTTATTACTTAGGCAAGAAAAAACTAATGCGAATGTCCAAAAACAACGTAGATACAATGTACAAGTTACCTAAGACCGTGATAGAATCACTTCCTGAAATGTGGAAACACCTTCCTGAAATTATTACTGTTATGTTTAGCAAGGAAGAATGGATTGAAATGAACGACCAAGAACGACGAAAGTTTCTTGAGGCTATTGTTAATTAAGGAGTACAATGTGACAACCTATATGACCTCGGATTTGCACTTTTACCATAAGAACATTTGCAAGTTCACAGATCGACACAAGGTAGTCCAGCAAGAGCAACACGAAGAGTGGTTGATTGACATTTGGAATAATACTTGCACGAAATCTGATAAGGTATGGCATTTAGGTGATTTTACTTTTCTGTCCAGGTACGAAGAAATTGCTGCACTTGTAAAGAAACTACCGGGTCAGAAGTTCTTCATCAAGGGTAATCATGATCGTACAAAGGTTTTGGATGCTTTGAAGAAAGACGGATTGATTCAAAATTGGTATCATTACGAAGAAATCAAGATTGGTGAAACACCTGCGTGTTTGTTTCACTTTCCTATTGCGTCATGGCACAAAGTAGGTTATGGTGCTTGGCACCTCCACGGCCATTCTCACGGGTCATATAAAGTCGAGCAAGGGAAAATCCTTGACGTAGGAATTGATAGCGCGTATAATTTATACGGTGAACACAAGTTCTTCTCGGAAGAAGATATCATAGAGTACATGAGCAACCGACAGATTAAAACTGTAGATCATCACCGAATTGTTGAAAAGGACTAACATGCTAACAAACATCCTAGAATTCTTCCGAGGGAAGAAAGATACTTTTGTAAAAACAAACGTATCTAGAGAGCATTACATGCCAGCTTACGTTGATAGCGACTTAGGAACCTACTGGCCTTCACAGTGGGATGAAGTACAAGTTGAAGAAATCGACTGGGAAGCCTTTGAGCAAGCCATGAAGGAACTTGAGGAGTCTTTTCAAGAAGGTGGAAGTAATTCGCACCGTAATCCATTGGTGAAATCATGAGCGAATACATACCTGATTCATGGGTTATCGTTAAGATTCAATCCGAGAAATATGGAACAATCTATAAAGTTCTAGCAGGCTGGTCTGGAAGTTATCTCTATGGTGCTTCTTGGAAGCTCTCTTCGGGGATTGTTACCTTTGAAGACAAGGGGGAGCATTACGAATCCTTGCAAGATTCTGGAAGCACTTACACTCTGTATAAGAGTTCAGAGAGAATGAGTGCTATTATGGCTAGTACTTTTGCAAGTTTTGAAGAGCAACTTAAAGGGAATGATGGTGCAATTGAAGTGATTGATTCAGGAGATTACGTGAATAATAGCAAAGGAGTGACTGAGTGACCAACAAAATCTACGCTAAAGACCTTGCACGAGCAATGTCTGAGACTTCTGATAAGATGTACACCATTTACGAGTGCCAAGATTTCTTGGATATCTTCCAAAGGACTATCGAAGGGTTGATGCTTGAAGGCACTCAAGTAACCCTTACAGGCTTTGGTTCATTCGCCCCTAAGTACAGCAAGCCAAGGGTTATGACTTCTGGGCTTACAGGAAAGGATTATGAAGTCCCTGCTGGGATGACTATGAAGTTCGTGGTTAGTCCTGCGTTTCAAGAAAATCTAAAGGCTAAATTCAGTGAAAGGAAGAGTCATGAGTGACAATAAATCAGACGTTGAACGTTTTTACGATGCAGTTGCGGCTAAGTTTGGGGTACAAAAGAAGTTCAGTGAATTGACGCCTATGGAAGTCAATATTCTCTGTCAAGGTGTGTCAATGATTTTGCAGGTTGTGAGAGACTGATATGAAAGCACCTTGTACAAGCTTTGGTCAAACTAAAATGGTTGACGTAAATGTTTACCTGAACGGTAAGAAACTTCAAGAAGTTTTTGAATGGGACGAGGACTATTGGATTTGTCGTCCTGAAGAGTGGTATGGTCTTATGTCAGAATCTTTGAAGTACAAGCGAGTAAGAGTTATTACCGAGGAAGATTGGAAGAAAGGTACACTATGCAACGACAATTAATCTACTCAGCATGGAAGACACCAGACGGTACGCTTCTACATAGCCGACACAGGCATGACTATTGCGAACACTTTGATGCCGTATCTAAGGAATGGTATATTCTTGATGGAGGCGCGGATTACCAAAGATGTTCTATCAATACAGTACCTCCAGAAGACTTGACGCTTTATGCTGATGCCCCTCACGAGAAGATCAGAGAAGTCTTTATCTGGAAGTCCTACGGAAAGAACTTCTCGCAGCCTGAAGGGGTTTATACACTGCTGAAGGATTTGACGGATGATCATTTAGAGGCTATACTTGATACACAGACGCATCTTCCTGAGTATATCTTGGAGATGTTTAGGAATGAGCAATTGTTTAGGAAGGAAAACCAATGCTAACAATCCAAGACTGGCTTGACGCTGGCTACAAACGCTACGACAATCATGCATACAATAACGCGGACTTCCTCCTGCAGAAACGCTTCGATGATTCAGAGGGTAAGAAGTACTTCATTGACATTTGGGTGTACGAGCACTCAAAGCATGAGTACTACAGTCGCAACCCTGCCTTGCCGCCTGTGGGTTTTCAACCTGAAGTACAATTTCAGCGAGGAGATAAGATGACGTTGGACATGACGTTTATCATGAATCAAGACAGCACTATTGCTGAGATTGAACAAGAGGTTGAGTGCTTTTGGTTGTTTCTGGAGAAGCCTTATTACCGCAAGTGGGAGGAATAAACTATGACAGTAAAAGTTAAATTCAAAGGCGATAAGATCAAGGTTCAAGCTGGTGAGGGTTATTGCTCGAATGTCAAGGACTTGTTGATTCTTACGGATAACGGGAACGGGTACTTCGTGAAACGCAAGAGTTATGTTTCAACGGAAGCAGATCAGGTGTTTAACCTAGATTATGCTGCGTTGGAGTACTTGTACTTTGCTTATAAGGCTATTTTGGAGAAGGATGGACATTGTGAAGATTAACCAAGCAGACACTTATAAATATGAGATATCTCATTTTGGTAAACTTGTTGAGCACGCAGAAGGTAAGGCGGGAGCTTGTTTTGACAACGTGATTGATTACTGCGAGAAGTACAAAGAATTAGGTCAAAACACAGGTGTTTCACTGGTGCTTGGTTTGCGTACATTTGATGACGACAAGTGCACAATGTGTTATCATTACTTAGTAAAGAACAATGACACCGGAGAATTCAGTGATCCTCAGTATTGGCGTTACACTTTTGTAGAACTTCATAATTGGTCGTTAGATGAATACAAACGAGAGATTGAGGAATTTGAAAATGAAAAAGGTTTCCGACAATCATCAGAATTCTTTCAGTGGTATTGTGAAAATAACAATAAAGCATTGAAGTCCGTGATTGAACTTATTAAGGATTTAGCTGATTGCAAGGTGAAGCTGACTTCACAAGCAATTCGTGATTATTTTGAATTAGGTTATATCAGCTTCAAACCCACTTACGGTAAGAAAATGTTTTCTCTTTTGAATGTTGGTTAAGGAGGATTGAAAATAGCAAATTTTGTTAAACACACATCCTGTCCAGACTGCGGCAGTAGTGACGGTTTGGCTGTGTATGACGATTCATCATCGCATTGCTTCGTATGTACAAAAACCATTCCTAGCGAAGAATATAAACAGGAACGAAAAAGTTATTCTAAGAATAAAAAAGTCAAAGTAAAAGGAAAGGATGAAATGACAGAAAAAGTAAAGGCTTCAGTTACACCAGAAGAAACAGAATCCCTCAAAGGGAAAACAGGTCTAACTGCTGGTGGATATCGAGGTATTCGTGATGATGTACTGAAAGTGTTCGGAGTACGCACTGAACTAGATGCGTCAGACGAGGTACTCGCACGTTACTATCCCTGTACAACCGAAGGAGAACTCACAGGATGGAAGCGCAGGGGTCATCCTAAGAACTTTGGAGGAAGCATCGGTAACACAGGAAACTCTTGCGATCTGTTCGGTCAATTCCGTTTCAAGAACGGTGGTAAAGTATGTCTGATTGTCGGCGGGGAAGAAGACCAACTCGCTGCTTATCAGATGTTGAAGGATTATTACGTTTCTAAAGGTTGGGACTTTGAACCCGTGGTGGTATCACCAACAGTAGGAGAAACGGGCTGTGCAAAGCAGATTGCCAATCAGTACTCTTGGTTCGATGGTTACTCCAAGATCGTGATTGGTATGGATACGGATGATGCTGGTAAGGCCGCAATTGAAAAGATTATTGCCGTTCTTCCAAAGGGGAAGACTTTCATTGCTAACTGGTCGTTGAAAGACCCTAATGAAATGCTTTTGAAAGGTAAAGAAAAGCAGTTTATCAGTGATTTCTATAATGCTAAAGCGTATGTTCCGGTTGGAATAATGGCTTCTTCTGATCTTTATGATAAAATCCTGCAACAGGCATCTGTAGAAAAGACACCGTTTCCACCTTGGATGGGTAAACTCAATGAGATGTTTGTGGGTGGTATGCCCGGCAATGCTATCATTAACATAGCAGCAGATACAGGTCTAGGAAAAACAACCCTTGTGAACTCTATGGTTGAGTATTGGATTTTTAACTCTCCGCATACGGTAGGTGTAGTATCGATGGAACTTGATTCTTCTCAGTACGGAGAAGCCCTTCTGGGTCAATATATTCATCGCAAGATTTCTTTGATTGCTGACATGGACGAGCGTTTGCGCTTTTTGAAATCAGATGAGATTAAAGGTAAAGCGAATCAGTTATTTCTGAAAGAAGATGGTTCACCGCGCTTTTATCTTCTTGATAACAGAGATGGTTCTGTAGAAGACATTCAAGCTGCGATTGAAGAACTTGTAGTTGGTTGTGGAGTAAAGATTATCATTCTTGATCCGTTGCAAGATGTACTCGATGGTCTATCAAACGAAGAACAGGCTCTTTTCATGAAATGGGCAAAGGGGCTTATTAAATCTCACGGAACAACACTGTGCCTGATTAATCATATGAGGAAGACCCCTGCCGGTCAGTCTGGGGGTGATCATGAAAGCAACATTATGGGGTCAAGCACTATTATTAAATCAGCTAGTGCTAATATCTTATTGAAAAGGGATAAAATGTCAGACGACCCGATTTTACGCAACACCACAGAGATTTCGGTCACAAAGAATAGACTATACGGTATTACTGGCCCAGCAGGTGCTGTTTACTACGACAACCAAACAGCGAGACTGCATAATTTAGATGATTGGTTAAACGAAAACGCAGGATAAATTGAAACAAGAAAGGATTTGTAAATATGAAACTTATAGACTTAACAGGTAAGAGATTTGAAAGACTTACAGCGGTAAGGGTGTCGGGTCATAAACCCGTTAAGTGGGAATGTGTCTGCGATTGTGGCAATGTAGTAAATGTTTCCGCAGGTAATCTCACAAAGAAAACAAATTCAACACGTTCGTGCGGTTGCTTGTGGGCTTCTGATATTAAAATTGAAGTGGGACAAGTCAGAGATTCAAACTCGGGTAAGTTCGAGGTTGTTGAATTACTTGGAGGAGAAAAAGTCCTTTGTAGATTCGAAGACGGAAATACTGTTGTTGCACAAAAAGGAAACATCCGAATTGGCAACGTATGGAATCCGTATTATCCGGCCATTCATGGGATGGGATTTGTTGGAGTAGGAGATTACTCAACGAAAATTAAGGCTCATCATTATTGGTCTAAAATGATGCAGCGTGCGTATTGTCCTATTTATAAAAAAGAACATCCAACGTATGAAGATGTTACCGTGAGTCCTGATTGGTTAAATTATCAAATATTTGCTGAGTGGTGTACCAAAAGAAAGCAGTACGGAAACATGGGGTACAATCTTGATAAAGATATCATCGTCAGAGGAAACAAAATTTACTCAGAAGATCACTGTACACTTGTACCTCAAAGAATTAATAAGTTACTGATAACTAAAACAAACGTGCATTCAGATACGCCTCTTGGTGTAAAAAGAATTAAGGATAAATTTAACAGGGTGATAGGCTACACTGCGACTTGTCATGATAATGGAAAAGAACTATACTTCGGCTACTATTCTAATCCAGCAGATGCTTTCTTTGCTTACAAAGCAGGAAAAGAAGCCTTGATTAAGAGGGTTGCAGATGAATACAAGCACATGTTAGATGACAAAGTTTACGATGCTTTGTTAAAGTATGTAGTCTTTGACACAAATGGAATTGTTCAAATAGATTAAGCAAGATTAAGGAGTAAAATGAAATTAGAAAGTCTTTTTGTTTTTGACATCGAAACATACAAAGAAGTATTCACCTTCAGCGTTGTTCGCGCAGACGGAAAGTTCAAGAAGACTTTCTCTTGTTCTAAGTTTAAGAATGAAATTGAAGGAATCTTCAAGTGCTTGGACTATCTGCACGACAACGACTATTATCTAGTTGGGTTCAACTCCAATCAATTTGACTGGCCTATTATTCAACAACTCATAGACAAGCGATCAAAGTTACCAAAATCAGGTAGAGCAATTGCTTCTTATGTTTTTGAACTTGCACAAAAACAGATTGATTCTTTTCGCGGAGAGGGGTTTGGTAATACGGTAAAGTACGAAGATCAGTACGTAAAGCAAATTGACTTGTTCAAAGTTCATCACTTTGACAACCGCAATCGCATGACAAGCCTGAAGTTGATTGAATTCAATCTGCGCATGGACAACCTAGAAGACTTACCGTATGACATTCATTCGGAACTTACGGAAGAAATGATTGCAGATATCATCTTCTACAACGAGCATGATGTTGAGGCAACTCGATTGTTTCTGCATCAGTCGATCCCTCAGATTGAATTTCGTTTTCAGCTTACTGAAAAGTACGGAAAGAGTTTTCTAAATCACAATGACGGTAAGATTGGTAAAGATTACTTTCAGATGGAACTTGAAAACAGAGGTGTAAAACTTCATACGTTCAAGAACGGTAAAAAAGTACTCAAACAAACACCACGATCAAAGATTAACATTGGTGAGTGCTTGTTTAGTTATTATGACTTCAAGCGACCAGAGTGCATTGCAGTGAAGGAATGGTTTAGTGAACAAACTATTTCAGAAACCAAAGGTGTATTCTCTGACATTGAAGAACATCGTCTAGGTGAAGTTGCTCAGTACGCAGAGATGACAGTAAAGCGAAAGAAGTTCAAGGGAGTTCCTTCTGAAAAAGATCGTGAAGTCTTTCTAAAGGAACATCCTTGTGGATGGATTGAAGAAGAAGAACTGAAAGCTACAGAGTACTTGTTTGACAGTGAAGGTAATCACGTAACGGAGTACCCTTTGGATTCTGAAGGCTCACCTGATTTCACAAAGAAACCGAAAAAGGTTCGTGTACCGAAGAAATCCTACTGGGGTTGCTATCGAGTAGCTGAGACATTGAACATTCTTTTGGATGGTCTTCGCGTTGACTTTGGTGTAGGAGGTATTCATGCTAGCTTGTCTGAAAAGCTTGTAAGGGAAACTAGCAAATACAAGATTCTCGACGCCGATGTAAGTTCAATGTACCCTAACATCGCAATCAGCAATCGTGTGTACCCTGAACATCTAGGAGAGGAGTTTTGTGACATTTACTTGGATGTGTACGAACAACGTAAGTCCTATGCGAAAGGTACACCTGAAAATGCAATGCTAAAGCTTGCATTGAACTCTGTTTACGGGGACTCAAATAACCAATACAGCGTGTTCTATGATCCGATGTACACAATGAAGATTACTGTCAATGGTCAATTGTCGTTGTTGATGCTTGCGGAAAGACTTCTGGAAATTGAAGGACTGAAACTTGTTCAGTTGAACACAGATGGTCTAACTGTCGCCCTACCAAGAGACAAGGAAGATGAGTACTCTGCTGTGTGCAAGAAATGGGAATCAGATGTTGGTTTGGAACTTGAGTTTGTAGAATACGAAAGAATGATGATTCGTGATGTAAACTCTTACTTAGCAATCTACAAGAAAGGTGGTGTAAAGCGCAAGGGGGCTTATCAGTACGAAGGTCTTGGCTGGCACCAGAATCAGTCTTCGTTGGTCATCCCGATGGCTGCTGAAGCTGCAATGGTGAAAGGTGAAGAAATTGAGTCATTTGTCCGAGAGCACTTTGCTAAAGGTAATAAGTTCGATTTCATGCTTCGCACCAAAGTTGACAAGAGTTCCAAACTCGTGTTAGTATCCGATGAAGGTGTTGATGTTGAGCAACAGAGAATCTGCCGATACTATCCGTCTAAGAACGGTGGTAAGCTAGTGAAATTGATGAAAGCACTTCCTGATTCAGAAGATAAGTCAGATCGTAGGTTGTCAATTGACTCGCAATGGAAAGTCAAAACATGCAACAATATGAAAGATTTCGACGGTGATGTTGACTTTGATTACTATGTGCAGGAAGCCGAAAAGCTTGTAATTCGTAAAGTGACGGAAAAACCACAATGACACACTTCCACTACTTCTATTGCAGTGAATTCTCCTGTATAATCAAGTTATCCTCCTCAGGAACAGAACTCCAGCGAATCAGCATCCCTCGTTCCGACCTGATGAAACTTGCCCTCGTTTGCTGGGAGAATTCGATTGATAAACTTGCTACGGAAAGGGAATGAGATGAACAGACAAGAACTTAAAGAAGCACTCCGTGATCTTGCACAGCAAGACCCTGAATTCATGAAGGAACTGATCGGAGAGGTTGTCAAGAGTAATCTGTCCATTTGTACTGCATCAGACGGAGACTACTACAATCCGGGAATTACCTATGTTTTGGAGTGGAAGACTGACGACTACAGTTATGAAGAATTTTCCAAGGCATACTAATGCACAAGTATCAACAAAAGATTTGGACAAAACAGAGTCCTCGTGATAAGATGATCAGGAACCGTACTTTCGGTGTAACCCCAGGTTGCATCCCTGACCCAAAGAAAGGTTACAAGCGCTTTGAACGTTGGCTTAAACGTCCTCGGAAAGCTATTGAGTTGTATTGGCGAGTACGATGGGTTAAGACTTGGCAGGATATGCAAGGACGCAACGTGGTTGCGGCTGCTCTGCGTAAGGGTTTACATTGAAGTAGCAAAAATACAACACAGCAAGAAAAAGATTGCACAGAGTAAAGAAGCTGTGCTATAATTCAAGGCGACGACTAAGTCTAGCCGTCTTTCAGGTTATGCAACAGTAGCTCAGTTGGTAGAGCAAATTACAGGGATGTGACGTAAGACGGTGCTTCGAGAACACCCCGTTGCTTTTAGATTTTAAATGAAAGGAGAAGATATGAAAGCAGAAATTGTAGGAAACACAAAAGGTTTTAAGCCTGTGTCAATTCAACTTACGTTTCAAACTAAGTCTGAACTTGCAGCTTGGCTTTTGATGACAAATGATTGGACTGTTACTGAAGTTACTGTCGGGGATCAGCTTGCGCATAATCCAGAGTTTGAAGAGTACGATCCGATGAGTGTTGATTTTCAGGCTCTGACTGCTGGAGATATTTGGCAAGAATTGCGCACGCATTTGAATAAGTAAGATTTCTTAATCGGAAAAGAAGTTCGTGATCTTCCATAAAATCACATTTTCGTTAACACATTTCCAATACATAAGAAAGGGAAAATACACATGGCTATTTCTAAACTCACCGGCACTCTAGTATACGTGCAGCTTGACACCCCAAAGCCTTGCTTTGATGCAGAGAAGGGCACTGAATGGAAGGCAAGCATTGTTGTCTCGGAAGATGACGCAGATGAATGGAACGATGCTTATCCAAAGCAAAAAGCCAAGGAGGTAAAGACTTCTGAGTTTGAGGAAATCTACAAGATTCCTGCACCATTCGCAGATCAACGCAAGCAGTACATTATTACTCTTCGCAAGAACACCAAGCTGGCTAACGGTAATCCTGTTCCTCCGCAGTACACACCGAAGGTATTCCAGCAGAAGGGTAAGACTTTGGTTGAAATCACAAGTTCTGTTCTGGTGGCTAATGGCTCTGAAGGACAAATCTCTGTTGATCACTATGATGCCAAGATGGGGCCAGTTGCACGACTCAAGAACGTCAAGGTTGATACTTTGATTGAGTACGTGAAGCCAGAGGGTTCGGGTTACGAAAGTGGCTCCGAGTTTGATTCAGCAGATGATGGTAATGGGGGCACGGTCAAGGTTCCTGCTAAGGCTAAGACTGTAGCAGCACCGAAGGGTAAGAAGCCTCCGGTTGATTCAGATGGTGACAGCGACAGCGATCCATTCTGATGCAATCTAAAGCCCCTTAAAGGTACTTTCTAGGTCAGGTAATACCCTTGCCTACCTAGATTACTTAAAGGGCTTATAGAGCGGTTTAAAGCGTTCTAGGGCCTTCTATCCTCGGTTATCATAACTGGACAATGAACGAATCTTCTAAATTCGACTATACTCGTTCAAATCGAGTACCGAGGGCAGAGGGTCTTAGGACTAGAAATATTTGAAAGGAGAAAACATGAGCAAAATCTGGGTAGTAACCCAACAAGGTATCCCAATCATGGCGTATAATCAATCTGAAGTAACTCCACTTGAACTGTGGGAGAAGCACTTGGGTTGTTCTGTGTTTGATGTTGAAGTTCAATAAGGAGGTTTAGATGAAGTATGTAGCTAAGTTTGTAAATGGAGCGTGGGTTTCTTTCAACACAGAAACCTATGAGAACACACAAGTCTTTTATCTTCGCAAGGATGCGGAAGAAGCGGTGAAGAAGATGAACAACAATCAACGAGGAGGTAAGTAATATGCAAAAGACCACCCAACAAAAGCCCATTACTGCATGGGCAGTAGAAATCGAAGGTAAGATTGATCCAGACTTTGTATTCAATAGTCGTGCTACAGCGCGGCATGTTCGGAATACTGAAGCCTCTGTTGGTTTGTATAAGAAGATTTCAGTGCGTAAGTTGCAACTGATTCCAGTGAAGGGGCGATAAACATGAGTGAGATTCTTAAGACCATTCTACTGAAAGACGAAGAAGAAGCTAAGTACTTCGCATGGGGTGATCATCAGGATTTTGACATTGTAGAAACTGTCAAGGACTATGATGCTCTCTACAAGGATTATTGTCCCGCCACTACGATTGCAAAGCATATTGAAACTGGTAAGTTCTATGCTCTTGATTGGGATTCTTATGAAAGTCACTACGGTTGTGGAGAGGACATGTTCAATGAACTTTCTGTCTATGAAGTAGAGCAACAAGAAGAAGTCCGAGTAACTAAAACATGGGTAGCAGTTTGACTAACTACGAAACATTTGTACTGACAATCGGGTATATCGCTTTCATCTTGTCTATCCTAGCTGTGATTGGTATCGGTGGTGTACTGACGGTTATCTCTGCGGCAGTTTGCTTGGTGGTGCATTATCCGATTAAGTTAAGTGATTGGGTGCTGAGTAAAGTACGAAGCATCTCAGCGAAGCGGGTTTTGAAGTAAGGTTTTTAAGAAAGGAAATAAATGAAATATGTAGCTATTATTGGTGCTTTGGTTGTGCTGCTTGGGGTTATTATTGCAGGCCCGTTGCTTACTATAAGTGCTCTGAATACGTTGTTCGGTTTGAATATCGCTTATACAGTGTGGACATATCTGAGCGTTATGTGGTTGAACATCACAACTTTCGGTGGTTTGGGTTTGTCGATTCGTAGTTTGAAGAAATAATTTAAAGGAGGTGAATATGGTGGCCGCGCCCCAACTAATAGTAGCTGTTATAGCACTCCCGTTGTTCTTCATGCTTACAATGATGGTGGGGTTTTCAGTACCTTACTTTGGTGTTATCATTATTAACGCTTTGTTCGGTACTAATATTGTGTTTGCAGTATGGATGCATTGGGTATGCGTGGTAAGTTTTGTGATTGCAGTATTTTATGCTGCATTTAAAATGAAAGGATAACTGTGTTTACATTGCAAGACTTTGTAATTGCTTTTGAGAAGTGGGAGAATGATTACCGAGTTAATCCCACTAATTACTACACACCAGATGAAACAGCAGGATTGGAAGTCAGTGCTGTGTCTGTTGGTCGTGCGGAATATTTTATGGATTTGTTGACTGAAAATAAGGAGTGAATATGACCGAAGAAGTAAAGAAGACTAAGGCTGAGTTGGTTGAAGCAATGAAACGTGAATTCTGCGAGGTAGAAAGCATCATGGAAAACGTAGCTGAATTGAAGGCTCAAGCTAAGGAAGCTGGTTATGATGCTACATTGCTGGCAAAGATTGCTAAGAGTATGGCTGAGAATCGAGTTGATGAAGTCTTGGAGAAAAACGAGATTTTTGCTAGTCTAGTAGATGAAGTAAGAAACGGATGAAAAAGTTGTATCACGAGGGTATGATCTTCTTATCCTCATATGGGACTAAGGCTATACTGGTAAAACGTTTAGACTACAAAAGGTGCATTCTGAGGGTAGAAAATACAGACGTGGAATTTATGTCATATCTTACTCTTCTGCCATCAGGAAAATTTAAAACCCCTTATTGTAAAACAACCTATGGGGTCGGGTATATAGGAAGTGAGAGTGCTGAAAGCCTTATACACTCACCTGTACATAGAGTTTGGAGCAATATGATTAAAAGGTGCTATACGGACTATAAAGGAAATAGGTCGCCAGATGTTTATTCAGATACATTCGTAGAAGAATCGTGGCATAATTTTAGTATCTTCAGTGCATGGTATCTTGAAAGAGAGAAATTGTTTCTAGGTACAAACATAAAACCTAAGCTGGATAAAGATTTGCTCAGTGGGAGCGATCAGGTTTATTCTGAAAAGACTTGTTGCCTAATACCTCATGCTATTAATTGTGCTTTAATTGAAAGAAAAAAGAGAGGAAACTTACCCTTAGGAGTTGTTAAACACAAGAAAGAATATTATGCAAAAATAATGGTAGAATCTTGTGAAAAAGTAATAGGCAATTACACCACTCCAGAAGAAGCTTCGAGAGCATATATTTCCGCTAAGAAAGAGGTGATAAAACAACTTGCATGTAAATACAGAGATGTTCTTGAAGAGCACGTGTATGGTAAGTTAATTAACTGGGAACCGAAAAGAATTTTTTGAAAAGGAGAGACTATTGAGTAAAGTAATTGCACTTATTGACCTCGATACCCCTGTGTACAAAGCTGCTGCTGCGGTTGAAGAGAGAGGAATTATTGTTACTCACTCTCCTACAGGAATTCAGAAATCCTTTAGTACACGGACAGAGTTCAAGGACTTGCTGAAAAGCAAAGATAAGATTGACAAATTAAGTGAGTACGAGATTGAAGATACACAAGAAGCTGAACCAGCAGAACATGCTTTTCATGTCTTGAATAATCACATTAAGTTTATCCTTGATTCATTTTGGTGTGATGAGGTCATTTATATGATTTCAGGAAAGACTAACTTTCGCTCTGATCTTCCTCTACCAACAAAGTACAAGTCCAATCGGGTTGGTTTGAAACCATTGCTTTTGAAACAAGTCCAGACTTACGCATGGAAGAAGTACAAAGCAATTGTCACTCAAAACGAAGAGCCTGATGACATGCAGGTGTGGATGGGTTACGAAATTTTGAAACGAGGAGATATTCCAATTCTTTGTACCGGAGACAAGGATTCCAAGGCGTACTCTGGTTTGTCTTTGTTTAACCCCGATAAACCAGAAGAAGGAGTTCAAGTGATTCCTGATCTTGGTAGTATCTGGGAAGATGATAAGGGCAAAGTCAGAGCACTAGGAATGAAGCAGTACGGACTCCAGCAACTGATAGGTGACGGAACAGACGGTTTCAAACCCACAGACTTGTGCGGGGTTAAGTTCGGGGAGAAGTCCGCATTGAAGTTGCTTGAACCTTGCAAGACCGAGAAAGAAGTTCTAGAAGTGGTTGTACAGCAATATCAGAAGTGGTATCCTACTCCATTTGAATACACAGCTTGGAATGGTGCTAAGATTGAAAGTGACTGGAAGCATATGCTGAACCTCTATCACGCTTGCTGCCGAATGAAAGAGACTAAGGACGATCCATTGATTGCGTATGATTTCTATAAACGTTATGGAGTGACACTGGAATGATTCAAATCAAAACACAAGAACTTCGTGATGCTGTGCAAGCTACTTATGAGTTCGACAAGGAACATGGTAAATGCACTGACGAAAGTACAGGACAATTTACGGGAAACTTTTATCACGAGACTTATGAGTTTGACGGTAAGAGTAAAACGTATTACTTTGACTCAGGGAAGTTGTTTGGTTATGAGGACGTAGCATGAGCAGCAGAATTACTTTCATTGACAACAACATTGACTCAGGGGATTGGTGCGTGGTCATCTTAAATGGTGAAGTGATTCACGAAGGACATGAATACCCGAGAGGAACTTGGTTTGTGGAATTTTTTGAGTTGTACCAAGGGATCGCAGAAACTGTTGAACACATTGGAATGACAGACGAAGAGATTCTGAATTGGAGGGAAGTACTTTATGGTGAAGAATGACATTTAAATGCATCAGATGCAACTGCGAAAGCTACTCCGTCAGAAACCTAATGGATGACCTTCAGGGATACTGCACTTGTAATGAGTGCGGGGCGCATCAGAGGCTTCACAGAGAGGTTAAGGAGGAACCTAAGCATCTTTATTCACCAACTGACGTAGCAAAGGTTCGTAAGATTCTTTATGAAGAACAAGGAGGTAAGGATGCTCTCACAGGTCTAGAGCTACCAACAGACAAGTTGTGTCTAGATCATTGCCATCAAAGTCAATTTGTTCGTGGAGTTCTTCACCGTCAAGTCAATGCAGCTTTGGGGAAACTGGAGGGGGTTCATACAAGATACTTGAGCTACTGGTACTCTGATACACTTCCTGACTTCCTACGACAAGCTGCAGATTACCTTGAAAAAGAACAAGATACTCGGTACGTTCACCCCGGCTGGTTGAAGAAAGCTCAGACGATGTTCAACAGCCTTCCAGAAGGCGATAAGAAGGCTGTTTTAGAGGCTCTAGGGCAGAGGCAAGGGGGTAACAGCACCGAACGTAAAAAGCTCTTTAAAAAGGCTTTGCTGACCCGGAAGTTTAGTTATGAGCAGGTGAAAACAATGATTGAAGAAAGGAAGAAGCAATGAAATTTAAACTACAAGCAACTCACGATGACGGTACAGTTGTTACTCATGAATTTGAAGAGAATTCGTGGTATGCTGCGTTAGATAACTTCGTGAAGTTTCTACGAGGTAACGGTTATTTTGTTAGCGACAAAAGTGTAGGTATCAATCTGAAAGCAGGGCATTACTGCTATAGTGAAGATGAGCCTTACTACAACATTACATTCTTTGAACAAGAAAAGGAGTAAATTTGACGCAGCATTCACAAAGCACAAAAGATAAGATGAAAGCTCTGAGTGAATTGGGGTTTTCTTCGAGGGAGATTGCTAAACTTGTTCTTGGGTCAGAGACTAAGAAGAGTAGTGTAAATCGGGTGTTGGCTTCTGAGGGAACTACTTCTAAACCAAAGAAGGATACAGAAGATAACTCTAGAATTTTGTTTATCTCTGATTTGCATATTCCATTCCACCATGAAGACAGCTTTGATTTTCTTCGGCACCTAAAACAGAAGTACAATCCTACACGAGTAATCTGTTTGGGTGACGAGCTTGATAAACACAGTCTGAGCTACCACGAGCATGATCCTAATGGTTACTCTGCTGGGCATGAACTTGAGGTTAGTATTCCTTACATCAAAGAACTTGAAGAAATCTTTCCTAAGATGGATATCATTGAGTCAAATCATGGTAGCCTAGTGTGGCGTAAAGCTAAGACAAACGGCATTCCGAAGCACTACATTAAGAGCTATAATGATGTACTTGGAGTAGGTGAAGGGTGGAATTGGAGTTTTGATCTTACTTTGACGCTGCCAAATGGACAGCAGTGTTACGTGCATCACGGAAAGAGTTCAGATGTATTGAAGCTAAGTCAACAAAGCGGTATGAATGCTGTTCAAGGTCATTTCCACGAAAGATTTAAGATTGATTATTGGGCTAACAGTAACGATCTTTATTGGGGAATGCAGTGCGGTTGCCTGATTGATGATGATCAGTATGCGTTCAATTACAACAACGTTAACATCAAACGGCCTATTGTCGGCACTGGATTGATTATTGATTCTATTCCTGTGCTTGAACCGATGGTACTTGATTCAAAAGGAGATTGGGTAAGATGAAACCCTACCTGCACGGAAGAATTCACGCCAAGAAGTACGGAGGGGTGCCAGAAGACTACATGGATATTGATGATTTCATTGACTCATCTAAATCTTCCGTCCCTGATATTCGCCATCGTGCAATCTTGCATAGTAGCTTTGGTTGTTTTATTGTAGAGAAAGTCTTCGGTGCAACTCGCGTTAATTCTGAAGGTAAAACTTACTCTCCCAGAGATGTAGCTGAAGACCATATTACGCAAGACCTTGGATTCATTCCAACAATGGAGCAGTACCTGAACAACATGCAAATCCAGCCTTGGATGAACGGCACAGAGAAACGTAATACTGCTAAAGTCAAGCAGATTTTAATTGACTGATTTACCTCTTGAAAGGAGATAATGTGAAGGAAATTTATAAGATTGAAAAAGAGATTCAAGCCTTGAACAAAGAACGTCAGGACTTGCAAACGAAATACCAAACAAAGATGCAAGAACATCTGAAGGGTTTGACTAAGGCATTCTTCAAGGACAACCCTCAAGTAACAGCATTCGTATGGACGCAATATACTCCATACTTCAATGATGGCGATGAATGTACTTTTAGGCGTAATGAAATCTCTGTGACGAACTGCCCGCTAGATGAGATTGATGACGTTCGCTATGATGAATATGAAGGTGAAACTGAAAATGTCTTCGTAAGTGACTTCTCTGATTTGTTCATGAAGAGCGATTACTACAAAAATGAACGTCAAAAGATTATTGATTCGGGGGTAGATATCAAAGCTGTGCAGCAGTTCGTGAAGATTCTTGATAGTATTGACGAAGATGTTTACTTGGAGACTTTTGGTAATCATGTACGAGTAGTTGCTACTGCACAAGGTTTTGATATTGAAGAATACGGTCACGATTAATACTATGAAAATCAAAATCACCAAGTCAAGTAATAACCGTTCATGGTATGATAACCGCATAGGGGAGACTTTTCACGTCAGACGTATCGACAGTGATTGCTATTGGGTTAAACCCAATCCCGATGACCCCTACTCTGGTTGGAACTTTGTTCCGTTTGAGCACTGTGAAATTTATAAGGAGAAAGATTGAAAGAACTAACTTACCTATATGAGAACTCCCTGAAGGCTTGCGAGATTGCAGGGCAGAACCTAGAGATTGAACCAAAAGCACGAAAACAACAACTCTCGTACATCCAAAGTGAAGTACAAGAACTAGCCGAGGCTTTGGAAGAAACTGATCTAGTAGAAGAGCTGGACGCTTGCATGGACGCGCTCGTTACGATCTTTGGATACATCCAGAAACTAGAGGCACTGGGAGCACGAGTAGATGTAGCAATGGTAAAGACTGCTGACAATAATCTTTCTAAGTTTCCGACTACACTAGAGGAAGTTCAACAGACGCAAGAGTTCTACAAGACTGTTAAGAACAAGGAGACTGTTTTCGGTTATAATTCTGATTACAAACGCTACGTTGTTCGGGATATGAACGGGAAGTACTTGAAGTGTAAAAGTTTTGTAGAGAATGATTTGAGTGGTTGTTTTGGTAAAGGAGAATGATGTTTAAACCAACGCATATGGCAGTAGCAAACCTGAAGGGGTTTATTAGTATTGGTCAAGACTGGCAACACGTCTACGATGACTGGTACATTAATGAAGATGGGGTCATGCTTTGTATTGCAAAACATAATCTTTGCAAGATTGAAGATGTTGAAAAGGCAGACATGCTCCTCCCAACAGACGCTCAAGAACGAAAGCAAATTCCGATTGTCTCTGGGGTACTTGATTACTTTCCACTGGCTATTGCTGAAGTTGCTAAGTGCTCTTGGGCTGGTAATCAACAGCATCATCCTGACAAAGAACTTCATTGGGATAAGACAAAGAGCACTGACCACGCAGATTGTATTGGACGGCATTTGATTGATCGAGGTAAGTTCGATACGGATGGTCAACGGCACAGTGCAAAGCTTGCTTGGCGTGCTCTTGCACTGCTTCAGTTAGAGTTGGAAGAAGAAACTAAGAAAGGAAATTAAAAATGGAAAATCAACATCGACAAATTAAAGGCTATCGAGAACTGTCTCAAGTTGAGATTGATCTTATGAACGAAATTAAAACCAAAGGAGCAGAGTTGGGAGAATTGGTCAATAAACTACGCACTACAGAAGGTCTTGATCAGCGATGGGTAAGCATTGGTGCTACGGATTTTCAAACTGGTCTAATGGCGCTTACACGTAGTGTAGCTCAACCAACATTCTTTTGAAAGGAAACACTATGAAAGAGAACAACGAAGTTGTGAGCGCTAAAACTAAAGAAAACAAAATCCAAGAAGTAAAGCAAGCTATTGCAAAGGTTGCTGAGAAGAAGATCTATAAGCTAGGCGATGAAGTGAAAGCCTATGGGAAGAATTGCAAGATTGTGGAGGTGCTTGATGTTGGACGCTATCACCTGAAGAATCTACAGGAACCCTACGATAGTTTTGTTGCACTTGTGGAAGAGTTTGAGTAACATGGAAGTTGAGAACTATCCAAAGGAGTACAGTAACCATGCCCTAATCATAATGAAAGCAGCAGAACGTGGTTATTGGTTTGATTTTGAAACAAAACAAATGGTGACACCGAAAGGAACAAAGGTAACTCCAAAGACATTTGGTAAGCAGAGATACCCATGCATGACTATTAATGATGGAACAGGCATGAAGCACAATGTTTCTTTCGCAATCCATAAATTTGTAGGCTACATGATTTTTGGAGAGATTGCTTTGCGTAAAGGTGTGAATGTTAGGCATCTTGACGATAATCCTCTAAACCTCTCTAAAGAAAACATTGCAATTGGCACATCTAGGGACAATAATTTAGACAAGTCTCCCTGTGTCAGAAGTGACACGGCTAAACGAGGAAGAAGTTCCCAAGGAGTCAGGCCAGTGACCTCTGTTGTAAAAGACGATGAAGCCGAAATAATTCTTAGGAAATACCTAAAAATAAAAGGTAATTTGAAGAGAGCAAAGCAAGGTACTATTTGTGCTATAATGAAAGAGCATCCTTACACAAGAGAATGCCTTCAGTCAATTTGTAGTGGACATAGTTTTCCAGATATCTATGAACGAGTAATAAAGGAGTTTAGTTTTGAGTGATTATACAAAAGTACGCCTAGTTGGATACACACAACCTGCCGAAGAATTTAAAGATCAATTTAAATCCATTGGAGATTTGGTGGTTTTTTGCGCCAGGGTTTCAAACCCTAGTAATCAGTTCAATACTGAGACTTCAGAAAAGCTAATCAAATACCTGCTAAAGCACAAGCACTTCAGTCCTTTTGAAATGGCAAGCATTACTCTTGAGGTTGAAACAACACGAGATATTGCACGACAACTTCTTCGTCATCGCAGTTTCACATTTCAAGAATTTTCTCAGAGGTACGCCGATCCAACCAGTGATTTGAGTTTCGTTACACGACAAGCTCGATTGCAAGACCAGAAGAATCGACAGAATAGTATTGTCACGGATGATCCTCATTTACAAGTCTCTTGGGATGCTTATCAACAATCAGTAATTGATGCAGCAAAGCTGGCCTACAACTGGGCAGTAAATAATGGAATTGCAAAGGAACAAGCTCGTGTTGTACTCCCAGAAGGGAATACAAAGTCTAGGCTGTATGTCCAAGGCACTATTCGAAGCTTTATTCATTACATTGAAGTTCGTAGAGCAAATGGTACTCAATTGGAGCATATTTGGTTGGCAGAGGCTGTAAGTAAAGCAATCAGTGAAGTGTTTGCTATGGAAAATAATTAACTTGTAAAAATAAGAAGTGAGGGGTATAATAGCTATTCCCCTTCTTCTGTGAAAGGAGAAACTGTGGCACTAAACATTGCAGCCTTTGAGGCTATCAGCCTATCAGAACTAGAAACGGTGATGCCGTGGATTAATAAAGAGTGGATTGATGAAAATCCAGATACTTTTAAACAGATGCTTTACGACTGCGGTCTTGATGTATTTAATTTTCCTCTTGATGAACAATTGAATACACATCGTAATCGTTTCAACAATATCATCACTACATGGCGTTGGGTTTGTATGTCTAGGACGGATAAGAATTGGTGCGAGTCGGGTTATGCTTCGCAAGCGTCCAAGGATCGTGCAACTGGAAATCGTCTTTTGGTTGACTGTTACAGGCTTCGAGGGGAAGTAGAGAGTGAATAAGATTTAACAACAACAAAGGAAATGAATGAAGTACAATATTGAAATGGATTTTTCTCGGGATGGTTTGTTTGACGATCTTGGTAAGACTCGCCTAAAAGATTCTTACATGCGAGAGGACGAACAATCCCCGCAAGAGCGTTTTGCTTATGTATCCGCTGCGTTTGCAAGCAACCAAGAGCATGCACAACGGCTGTATGATTACGCAAGTAAGCATTGGTTGTCCTACTCTACACCCATTCTCTCGTTTGGACGTAACAAACGTGGACTTCCTGTTAGCTGCTACTTGAATCATCTAGACGACAGTGCTGAAGGTCTTGTTAATAATCTTTCAGAAACTAATTGGCTATCAATGATGGGTGGCGGTGTAGGTGTTCATTTTCAAATTCGCGGTGCTGATGACAAGTCTGTGGGTATCATGCCACATTTGAAGACTTACGATGCATCCAGTCTTGCTTATAAACAAGGTAAGACTCGTAGAGGTTCGTATGCAGCTTTCTTGGATGTGTCGCACCCTGATATTATTCAGTTTCTGGAGATGCGCAAAGCTACTGGCGATCAAAATCTGAAGGCTTTGAACTTGCATCATGGAGTCAATATTACGGATAAGTTCATGCAGATTATTGAGCAATGTATGATCAATCCAGATTATGATGACACATGGGAATTGATCCAGCCTAATACTGGAAAAGTAGTTGATACCGTTTCAGCTAAGTACTTGTGGATGAAACTTTTGGAAGTACGGATGCACACAGGTGAACCCTATATTTGGTTTATTGATCGTGCTAATGAAGGACTACCGGACTATCAAAAGAAAGCTGGCTTGAAGAATTACGGAAGTAACATCTGCGTCGAAATCAGTTTGGCTACTTCTCCTGAGCGAACAGCAGTCTGCTGCTTGAGTTCTGTCAATCTTGAATACTTTGATGAATGGAAGAACGATCCTCTCTTTTTGCAAGATATTCTTGAAATGCTAGACAACGTAATTGAGTATTTTATTCAAAATGCTCCCGATACAATCTCTCGTGCAAGGTTTAGTGCCATGCGAGAACGAAGTGTTGGTGTTGGTGCTTTAGGTTTTCATGCTTATCTTCAGAAGCATAATATTGCTTTTGAAAGTGCAATTGCTAAGTCAGTCAACATGCAAATGTTCAAGGGCATCCGTGAACGCCTTGACTTGGCTAACACTAAACTTGCAGAGGAACGTGGAAGTTGTCCAGACGCTGCTGATTATGGGGTTGTAAAGCGTTGTAGCCACGTGATGGCAATTGCGCCTAATGCTTCAAGCTCTATCATCATGGGTAACACCAGCCCAAGCATCGAGCCTTACGCAGCAAATGCTTACCGACAAGACACTTCCTCCGGGGCATACTTGAATAAGAACAAGTTTCTTGATAAGATTATCCTAGAAGAGTCAAAAGGAAAATCTGAGTCATGGTATGATGACACATGGGCTGCAATTATTGCTAATGATGGCTCTGTATCTGACTTGGAATGGATGGACGACTATACGAAGGATGTTTTCAAGACTGCACAAGAGATTGACCAGCGTTGGATTGTAGAGCACACAGCAGATAGGCAAGTATATGTTGATCAGTCAATTTCGACAAACGTATTCTTCAAACCTGACTGCAGCGTCAAATACCTTCATGCTGTGCATTTCTTGGCATGGAAGAAAGGCTTGAAGGCTCTTTACTACCTCCGTAGCGGTAAACTCCGTAAAGCGGATAAAGTTGGTAAGAAGATTGAACGTAAACGAATTGAAGATGAAATCAATATGCAAGAAATTGTAGAGGGTGATAGCTGCATTGCGTGTGAAGGTTAAAGGAGAAAAATGAAAAAGAAATTGAAGTTGACAGATAAGCGAGATTCTTTCAAGCCTTTCAGTTACCCGTGGGCGTTCGACGCATTCTTGCAATCAGAGCAAATGCACTGGCTGCACACCGAGGTTCCGATGATTGAGGATGTTAATGACTGGAAGAATAAACTGAAGCCAGAAGAGAAGGAGTTCTTGACTCACATCTTTCGATTCTTCACGCAAGGCGACATTGACGTTGCCGGGGCTTATGTAAATAACTACCTTCCAGTATTCCCTGCCCCTGAAGTACGAATGATGCTGTCCAGTTTTGCTGCTCGTGAAGCTATTCATATTGCAGCTTACTCGCATCTAATTGAAACACTTGGCATTCCTGAGACAACCTACAATGAGTTTCTTGAGTACGCTGCTATGAAGGACAAACATGATTACGTGGAGTCCTTTGTCGCTCAAACAGAAGAAACTGCTGCTCAACAGATTGCTGTATTCAGTGCTTTTACTGAAGGTATGCAACTGTTTAGCTCTTTTGTGATGTTGCTTAACTTTACTCGATTCGGTAAAATGAAAGGCATGGGTCAGATTATTGCGTGGAGCATTGCTGATGAGTCGCTACACACTGAAAGCATGATTAAGTTGTTCCGGGAGTTTGTTAAAGAAAACAAGCACATCTGGAACGACACCCTGAAGGCAGAATTGTATCGAATCGCAGAGAAGATGGTAGAGCTAGAAGACACATTTATTGATCTTGCTTTTGGAGTTAGCTCTCAAGAGGGTTTGACCAAAGAAGAGGTCAAGCAGTATATTCGTTACATTGCTGACCGACGATTGATTGCTCTTGGTCTGAAGGGTATTTTCAAGGTTAAGAAGAACCCTCTTCCTTGGGTTGATGGGATGCTTGGTGTGACACATAGCAACTTCTTTGAACAGAAGGTGGTTGATTATGCTAAGGGTTCTATGACTGGAGATTGGTCGGAGGTTTGGGCATGAAATTAGTCAAATACCAATCCGCATGGTGCCAATCCTGCAAGACTCAAACTTCTTTGCTCAATACAATTGATCTTGGAGACATTATTCTTGAACAGATTGACATTGACAATCTTGATATGCAACAATTGTCAAAAGTAAAGGTGCACGGAATTCCTACCCTAATCCTCTACGACAACCAAGGCAACGAAATAAAACGCAAGACTGGAGCTTTGACTAAAAAGCAACTTGAGGACTTTCTAGGTCTTGACAACTAAAATCTAATGCTGTAAGATGCCCAACATGACTTAACCGTTGTGTTGGGTTTTCTTTTATCTGAAAGGAGTGTATGCAATCAAAACTTGATTCGTTTATAGAAGCATGGTTGAACGTGCTTATCGGGTTCGGTATCTCCGTACTAGCTAACTTCGTAATCTTCCCTTGGGTTGGTATAAGTGCATCTACAGGGCAGATACTATGGACAGGAGCAGGAATGACCCTTGTAAGTGTAGCTCGTTCGTATTTTCTTCGTAGATGGGCTAACAAATACCTCAGTCAAGTTCGTGCTAAGATGGTAGAGTTCTTTAGAAAGGAAGTTAAATGAAAGAAGACAATTATGAAATCGCTCTTTGTAGGTTATATGATCTGACTGCATTTCTTTACGGAGGCTACTACGAACCTAAGTCTGACAGGGATAAAGACCTTGCTGACGAGCTTCATCCGATTTGGTTAAAGCACAGAGAAGAGAGGAAGTGAAATGAATAAATTTAAATACGAATTGGAAACTAAGACCGAAGGAGATACGATCACACAGACTATGTATTTCTATTCAGACATGGATGATTGTACCCAACGAGAACTGATGTACGTAAACGTCATGCAGACTCAAGACGCCTCTCAGCGTCAAGCCTTAGAGAAACTTGGGTGGACGAATCCTCATGGTAGACAAGTCAAGACTACACTGCATAAGTTTCTAGATTGGTTCAATAAACGATAGACAAAAAGAAACCCCTAGACAGCTTTATAGGCCGTTCTAGGGGTTTAGTCATTTGGGGCATACACACCCCTTAGTTTTTATTTTCAGGCTCTTGTAGGCCCGTTTAATCGGTTTTAGGGGTGTTCTCTTCAATGAACCCATCCCTAGCTTTCTTCACAGCCTCGTAGTCTCGGTAGCACTGCTGAAGAGCGATCTTCACTTCTTCTGCGTCAAAACTATATTTTGCAAGATCAGTTGCATGTCTCCTACGAAGCTCCGCGATAACTTCTTCTCGTCCAGCTTCTGAATCTCCGGGATTTCCGGTGCTACTGCCACCGCTGGTTTGACTTGGGAGGTTGCGCACCCACTCAAGCAAATTATTGTACTTAGAATTAGCAATTTGAAGTTCACGATCTTTCTCCTGTTTGTTTTTAGCAATCTGTTCTTTGAGTCTTATACTCTCGTTATTTGCTTTATCAAGAAGTTTGAACTTTTCTCTTTGGGTTTGTAGTTCAAATTCAGCGACAGCTTCTGTGACTGCCTCATGAACAAGCACTTTGTGCCAAGCAAAAAGAGAGATAAGTACGATAGCTAGAATAAGTAACTTAACTTTCGAATTAAGAAAAAACGATAGTAAAGTATTCATAGCGTCCCTCTGTTATCGTCTTTCATTTCACATCCTTCAAGCAAGTCTGCATCTCATCAACTCTACGATTATGCAAGCCCTTCACGAACTTCCCATCAGAGAAAGACCAGTTAGGAGTAGTACCGTCATATTGGTAAGCAATGAGTCTACAACCTAGATCATAATCCTTTTTGTTCCATTGCTTCATAGCTCCAGAAGTACAAGTCTTACCTACACCAAAGTTCCAAGCGTGAGATGTAGCAGCATCAAAGACACTTTGAGGAGGGAGGACTTTAAAGCATTGCGCTAAAGAGTCTTGTATCTTTGCTACTGCTTGTTCTTCTTGCTGGTTGCACATTTCTTGTGTCCACTTTTCCCCTACGACAACAGGAATTGTAGCTACGTGCTTCGTAATACCGTTGCACACAGTAGGCAGACCTTGGGCAAGTTTATCTGCATAGA